GCCAACATCTGCCAGTGGGTGTACCGCTCCACTGAGTGCGGTTACACAGGCACCAACTACTTCGACGCCAACAACAATGCCGTAGGCAGTGCCAGCCTTGACGTATGCGGCAAGCGGCTGAGTAGTTGTCAGGTGCGGTTTGGCGATAACGCTGAGTTGCCATACGGCTCCTACCCTGGCGTGGGGTCTGCAGCATCATGACCTGGAAAGACGCAGCGCTAGCTCATGCCAAGGCAGAAGACCCTCGCGAGGCATGTGGCTTGCTGCTGGTGGTGAAAGGTCGTGAGCGGTACTGGCCATGCAAGAACCTTGCCACTAGCCCCGACCAGTTCTTTGCACTATCGCCTGATGACTGGGCCGCCGCCGAGGATGCTGGCGAGATCATCGCCGTGGTGCATAGCCATCCAGTCACGCAGCCTGCGCCATCACCAGCAGATCGTGCCGCCTGCGAGGCTAATGGCCTGCCGTGGTACATCGTCAACCCCAAGACCGAGGCATGGGGTGAATGCAAGCCATGCGGCTACAAGGCGCCGCTAATAGGCCGTCAATGGGTGTGGGCAGTGCATGACTGCTGGACCTTGGCGCGGGATTGGTATGCCGAGCATGGCATCATGCTTCGCGACTGGGAACGCTGCACCGATCCAGATCAGTTCCAGGCGGCGCCATATTTTGACACCTGCTGGAAAGCAACTGGCTTCCGCGAGCTGGAGCAGCACGAGGAGCTGCAGCCAGGCGATCTGCTGTTCATGAGCATCAGCAGCAACGGCCTCAACCATTGCGGCGTGTATCTCGGTGACCAAATGGTGCTGCACCACCTGCAAAGCCGCCTCAGTAGCCGTGACTTATATGGTGGTTGGCTACTAAAATGTACAGGTAGGAGGTTGCGTCATGCTGCGTAAGATCAAGCTGTATGGCAAGCTCGCTAAGTTCATCGGCCATCGCGTGCTTGAAGCGGACGTGGCCACTGCCGCCGAGGCCGTGCGTTTCCTACTGGCAAACTGGCCCGAGCTTGAGGCGCACATGAGCGATCAGCATTACCGCGTCAGCATCGGCACCTACGACCTCAGCCTAGAAGAGCTGCATCACCCGGCTGGTGCAGCCCCTATCAGCTTCGTGCCGGTGGTGGCTGGCGCTGGGGCAACGGCGCGGATTTTGATTGGCGTTGCAATTATTGCTTTTGCCATTGTCACTGCAGGTGCAGGCATTGCAGGGCTAGGCCTAGGTTTCAGTGCTAGCACGGCTATCAGTATCGGCCTTGTAGGCGCCAGCCTTATCATCGGTGGCATCGCCCAACTCCTAACGCCAACGCCCACCACAAGCACAGACGAAGCCGACCCACGCAAGAGCTTCAGCTTTAGCGGCATCCAAAATACCAACCGAGCTGGTGTTCCAGTCCCCGTGGTCTATGGCGAAACGCTAGTTGGCAGCGTTGTAATTAGCGCCGGCATTGATATTGTGCAGGTGTCAGCGTGAGCATTTTTGGTGCTGGTGGCATGGGCAAAGGCGGTGGCGGTGGCCGCAAAGCTACAGAAGCCAAGGACAACTTAGATTCAACGTCCTATGCAAAGATCATCGAGCTGCTAAGTGAAGGTGAGATCGAAGGGTTTGCTACACCATCAAAACTTGGATTAACGAGAGGCACTCCCGCATATATCAACGCATCCCTGAAGGATGTCTTCTTCAACAAAACGCGACTGCTGCGTGAAGGGGCAAGCAACACCGCACCACAAGAAGCTGACTTTAACTTCTCCAGCGTAACGCTAGTGCCACGGTTTGGCACGCAAGCGCAAGCCTATGTGCCAGGCTTCGATGCAGTTGAAGAAGAAGTAGCAGTCGGCTCAGATGTGCTGGAAGGACTGCCAATCACACGCACCATCACTGACACCAGCGTAGACGCAGCGCGTATCACAATTAACGTGCCACTGCTGCAAACAGTAAAAGATAATGGCGACATCCTTGGCGCTGAGATCAACTTGCAAATTGCCGTGCAATATAACAGCGGCGGCTTTACGACTGTAATTGATGACACTATTAAAGGCCGCACGTCAGACCTGTATCAGCGTGATTACATCATCAACCTCACTGGTGCGTTCCCCGTTGACTTACGCATCACGCGCATAACACCAGACAGCACAAGCGTAAAGCTCAGTAACGCGTTTAGCTGGTTCAGCTACACAGAACTCATCTACCAAAAGCTAAAATACCCAAACAGCGCCTACGTTGCATTGCGCATTGATGCGGAGCAGTTCAGCAGCATTCCATCACGCAGCTACCGCATACGCGGCATCAAGGTGCGCATCCCCAGCAATGCCACCGTAGACATCACCACCGGCCGACTAACGTATGCCGGCATCTGGTCTGGTGTATTTGGCGCTGCAGCCTGGACCACTGATCCAGCCTGGATACTTTGGGACTTATTGACCAATTCGCGGCTGGGTCTAGGCGATCACATCCAAGAATCCACGCTGGATAAGTGGAGTTTTTTCCAGGCCAGCAAGTATTGCAACGAGCTGGTGCCAACTGGCATAAGCAGCCCTGCGTCGGAACCACGGTTTAGCTGTAACGTAAACATTCAAACCCAAGAGGAAGCATACAAGTTAATCAATGATATGTGCAGCGTATTCCGCGCCATGCCTTACTGGGCAGCCGGATCACTGACCGTGATGCAGGATCGCCCTGCAGATGCGACGGCACTATTTAGCCTGGCAAATGTAACCCCCGAAGGCTTTAGCTATGAAGGTAGCAGCCTCAAGACACGCGCTACGGTTGTCATTGTTGGCTGGCTAAATCTAGACCTTGGTGATATTGACCGTGAGGTAGTAGAAGACTTTGAAGGCATCGGCAAGTATGGCGTCATCACAAAAGAAGTAAGCGCCTTTGCCTGCACCAGTAGGTCACAGGCACACCGCATTGGCCGCTGGCTTCTATACACCGAGCGCTATGAAGGCGAAGTAGTTGCATTTACTACATCGCTGGAGAATGGCATCATCGTGCGGCCTGGCGCCATCATTGAGATTGCCGATCCAGTGAAGGCTGGTGTGCGCCGTGCTGGACGCATCAGCAGCGCTACCACCACTGTGCTGACAGTTGACAGCGACGTGGACCTACCGGCTAGCGGCACAGTAAGCGTGGTGCTGCCTGATGGCATCGTCGAGAACCGCACCATCAGCAGCGTCACTGGCACTGCCATAACAGTCACGGCAGCATTCAGCACAGCGCCGCAAAGCGGGGCAATGTGGCTGGTGGATGAAAGCACGGTACGGCCAACCTGGCGCGTGCTTGGCATCACCGAACAAGACGGCACCAACTACAGCATTACTGCCATCAGCTATGACGCGGGCAAATATGCCAATGTCGAGAATGGCGAACCGCTGCAGCCGCGTAGCATCTCGGTACTTAACGTGCCGCCTGAGACGCCAATCGGCGTAACAGCAGAAGAGCTGTTCTATGCGCTCAATGGTCGCGTTGCAACCAAGCTGTCGCTCACTTGGAAAGGCGTTCGCGGCGTCAATGAGTACCGCATTAGGTGGAGAGAAGAATTTAGCAACTGGACAGAAATTAAGGTGTATGGTCCGTTGTATGAGATAGAAGATGTCATCAATAACACCTACCAAGTTGAAGTGTATGCCATTAGCGCATCACAAGTGCTCAGCAGCGCACCTGCACAGTTGAGCGTTGCCGTGCTAGGAGTTACGGCCCCACCGGCAAATGTAACCGGCGTCAGCCTGGTGCCGATCAATGAGAGCACTGCCATCATCCAATGGGACTTGGCCGTTGATCTAGACGTGATCGTAGGCGGTGAGGTGCTAATACGCCATGATCCACGCGCATTGCCAACGGCAGAGTGGGCCACCAGTAATGCCATCGTTCAATCTGCAGCAGGCAATCAAACCCAGAAGCAAGTGCCGCTGCTGGAGGGTACTTACTTCATTGCATTCCGCGATCAATCTGGCGTGCGCTCAGTGACGCCTGTTGCAATCCCGGCAGCGCTGCCTACGCCACAACCGCGACTGCTGGTGAAGACATGGGCGGAAGATCCTGGATTTGACGGTGAAGGCGACAACCTAAACCTCGAACTGCCGCCGGCTTTGATGCTCCTAGAGGACGGCAATGCACTGCTGCTAGAAGATGGCGAAGCATTCCTAGAAGAATCCCTCAATGGTTACTCGGCACTATTCTTGAATCCCGCCATTGCATTTACCGGCGAATACATATACCAAGAAGAGCTAGACCTAACGCAGGTGTATGACATTAACATCCGCCGCCGCGTGGTGAGTGGTGCAGTTACGTTTGGCACGTTGTTTGATGACGTGCCTGGATTGTTTGATGATCAGCCAAGTGATTTCGACGGCGACGACCTCGACCAAGTAAATGCCGTCACTTATGTGCGCACCACTAATGATGCGCTATCAGACAATATGCTGCTGGAGGATGGCGATGACTTGCTCCTAGAAGATAACACGTTCCTATTCATGGAACCCACCTGGGGCGACTGGAACGAATATGCCAATGCCATTGTTCGCGGTCGCGGCATCCAGCTCAAGGTGGAAGGCAGCACACGCACTGCGCAAGTCGGCCTAGTCATCAGCGAGCTTGGCGCCACGGCTGAGCTACAGCAACGCACCGAGACAGCTAGCAATACCGGCAGCAGCACTTATAATGTGACGTATGCCGACGCCTTCTACGCGGCTCCTGATGTGACCATCAGCCCATCAAACATGGCCACAGGCGACTTCTTTACACTCACGGCAGTAACAAGAACAGGGTTTACAGTGGCATTTAAGAACAGCGCCAGCGCAGCCGTGACACGCAGCTTCACCTACACTGCTGTTGGCTACGGGAGGGAAATCTAATGGCACAATCTGACCAGAGCGTTCAGAACGCTACATTCCCAATAGTACGCGCTGACATCAACGACAACCTTGCGGCATTGTTCAGTGCCAATAGTGGCAACACTGCACCATCGGTAACAGTTGCATTTCAGGATTGGATTGATACCAGTGGCGCCAACCCACTATGGAAAAAGCGCAACGCTGCAAACAATGCGTGGATAACACTTGGCACAATCAGTGCCAGCGCTATCGCATTTGAAGGTACGCTACCTTCGCAATCTGGTAATGCAGGCGAGTATTTAAGCACTGATGGCACGGTTGCTAGCTGGGAAAGCGTTTTAAGTCTGGGTTCAATTATCACCGCCGGCACTTCCGTTGCTAGCACCAGCGGCACCAGCATTGACTTCACGGGGCTGCCTAGTTGGGTGAAGCGGATTACGGTGATGTTTGACAAGGTGAGTACAAGCGGAACCAGTGCGAAATTAGTTCAACTCGGAGATTCTGGCGGCATTGAAACCACTGAATATGCAGGTGGATCGCAATTGGTGCAGCAGGCGACCGGATTTTCTGGCGTTTATTCAACGGCAGGCATCCCCATAAACTCAGGGTCGGCTTCCGATGCTGTCTCTGGATCACTTGTTTTCACCCTGCTGAGTGCTGCAACAAACACTTGGGCTGCCCAAGGTGTATTTCGTAATTCCAGCATTCAAACATGCTATTGCGCAGGTTCAAAAAATCTTTCCGCCACCCTCACCCAGCTCCGCATCACCACCGTCAACGGCACCGACACCTTTGATGCCGGCTCTATTAACATCCTTTACGAGGGCTGATCCATGAACCGCATTGAAGTCAACGTCATCACTGGCAAACAGCAAATTATTGAGCTGACACCTGGGGAGATTGCACAGATTCAATCCCGTCCTCAGCCCGAGCCGCCGCCAGTGCTCACCACTGAGCAGAAACTAGAAGCTGCTGGCCTTACAGTGGCTGAACTCAAAGAACTGTTTGGGTTAAACTAAACCAAAGGACATTACACCATGGCTGACCGTAAGATTTCAGACCTGACAGCACTGACCACGCCAGCATCAGGCGACTACCTGCCAATCGTTGACATCAGCGAAGCCGCTGCTGCCAGCAAGAACAAGCGCATCACGCTAACTGAGCTATTCAAAATTCCTGATGCCGTTAATATTGCAACTGGCACCACCACTGGCACCAAGATCGGCACAGCTACCAGTCAGAAGATTGGCTTCTTTAACGCAACGCCTGTCGTACAACAAGCAGAGCTAACAGACGAACTGACCAGCATCACGCACACGGCACCTGGCACGCCAGACTATGCCATTCAAGACCTTGTGCAAAACACTGGCTTTGGCTTTGTCACGAAAGACGAAGGCAACACTGTTCTGTCGGTCATCTTGAACCTACAAACCCGCGTGAATGAGCTTGAAACGCGACTGGCAACGCTTGGCTTGATCGCGGATGCTGACTAATGGCTGTACGCAGTAAAACCGGCACCGCACCACTGCAACACCAGCCGAGTAAACCCAAGCTCACCCGGCAAGGCAATGGTGCCCGCAGCAAGCCCAGCCATGGCCGCAAGCTACGGCGTGGCCAAGGGCGCTAAGCTGGTCTTATGGCGATCTCTCCCGGCCAATACAACATCAGCCTGCAACGCCGGGCGGATTACAGCATTGCGCTGCAGTTCAAAGACAGCACAGACGCACCGATCAACCTGACCGGCTGGACTGTTGCCGCACAAGTTTGGAACGAAGGCCGTAGCGCCAAGTACGCGGATTTCACAGTCACCTACACGAACCGAGCAGCTGGCACCATCGCCATCGCGCTAACAGACGAGCAAACAACTATATTCCCCGCTGAGGCGTATTACGACGTACTACTTACCAACCCTTCAGGGCTCAAAGAGTATTACCTTGAAGGCATTGTGTATGTCAGCGAGGGTTACACGGCATGACAACCGTAAACGTCAGCGCTGTAACCAATACCGTCACAGTCACCGAGAACGGCAGTAGCACCGTTGTCACCGTACCTGTTACCAGCACTGTCACTGCGGTCACTGTTGGTCCGCAAGGCCCAGCAGGTACGGCTGCATTTGTGTTCACGCAGCCAACTGCTGCAGCTACATGGACAATTAATCACAACCTCGGCTTCAGACCATCTGTTGAATTGCTGGATGCTGGTAGCCAAGAAATCGATGGGGATGTGGCGCATCCATCCGTTAACCAAACCGTTGTTACACTGAACCCAGCATCCGCTGGCCTCGCTCGCCTAATTTGATATGGCCCGTAAGTTTTTTACAGACCTAGACCTACAAAGCGTTTCAAAGGTCATCAATGTCCCATCGCCTACCGCAGCAGGCGATGCCGTACCCAAGTCCTATGTGGACTCTGCGGTTGAGGGCTTGGCGTGGAAAGACAGTGCTCGCGTTGGCACGCAAAGCAACCTCAACCTGAGCAGCCCTGGCGCCACGATTGATGGCATCACGATGGCATCTCAGGATCGGGTGCTGGTCCGCAACCAATCCACGCAGAGCCAGAACGGCATCTACGTCTGGAACGGTTCAGCAGTGGCGATGACCCGCTCGCTGGATGCCAGCACGTTCGCTGAGTTGGAACAGGCGATCATCACGGTCGAGGAAGGCACCGACGCTGGTACAACTTGGCGTCAAACGCAGATCAACGGCGTAATTGATACCAACAACGTTATCTTCACGTCGTTTGCAGCAGCAGCACCAGCCGCTAGTGAAACCACCGCTGGCATCGCTGAGCTTGCCACCCAAGCAGAAGTTGACGCTGGCACTGATGACGCTCGCATCATCACGCCACTGAAGCTGGCTACCTGGAGCGGCAGGATCCGCAAATATGCCGCCAGCTTTGGTGATGGCAGCGCCACCAGCTACGTCATCACCCATAACTTCAACACCCGTGATGTGACGGTAGTCGTGTTCCCTAATAGCGGCACCTAC